GCCTACGTTCCATCTTATCTTTTCCCCATAAAAATCATAAGGAAGAGATTGGATTTCTTCGTAAAAGTCAATAAACTGAGCGTTAGACGGGTGTGAAAACATTGATCTAAGAACTTCGATTTGGAGTTGGAAAGGGAAACGATCTGTAGCAGATGATAAATCAAAGCAATATATCTCTTTGCCCTGTTTCAAGTGAGTCTGGACAATTAGATCTGGCTTTAATTGATCAAATGTAGCATCCCAAGGTAGTGTTCTTACTTTCTCATAAATAACGTCCCCTAATGGTTTCAATATATATTGTAACCATAAATCAGGAGATGCAAAGAATCTAGCTTTTAAGCCAGGATTCTGAGTGCAGTGAACATTACCAATCACAGGATTTTCGTCCTTAGAATAGCACCTACGTGAAGAGATACAATGCTTTAGTGGTCCATAGAATAATGGATACTTAATCATTATGTTCCTTCCTATAGTAGATGAACAGAAATCATTAATCTCTGTAACTAGTCTCTTTTCTCGCTTTTCAGCAAGGAGAGGAATTAGTTCTATAGAAGGCATAGGATCTGTGATCGGGTACTCTCTCATAAGCATAGCTGCTCTTTTACAGAGCTGAATATACTTTTGAGGTACGGGATCGTTAGCAGTAGTAACGGCAGCAAGGAATTTACTTCTTTGCTTTTCTGTTATATCCTCGGATACAAAAGAAGTGTAAATGTTTATCAAACTTAACACTTTAACAAAACATTTGTTAGACTGTTTCGCATATTTAAACAACACTCCTATACAACCGGAGAACATCCCAGTTTTGGACCGTTTAACCCAAGGGGTTTGAGGGAGTCTATCACTATTATAGTAATGGACTAAATCCTGTTTTAAAGATTTTAATCTTTCAACAGTCCACTCAATTCCAGAGTTATCTACCCACTTCTGGACTGTACTTAGGAAGTCAATTGTGACTTCTTTGGGTATTCTCAGTGAAAATGCTTTGATTTGAACTTGTCTAACGGGTATTGTACAATTCATGTACACCAATCCTCCTTCATTTTATTTTGTAGGATATATTGGACCCCACTATCAGGTTCCACCAAAGGATTTTAGAT